AAGGACGCGAGCGCGGTCGAAGCGGAGATGCGGACCACCGACAAGCGCTACTTCCACGTGCCCTGCCATTCGTGCGGCGAGCTCCATGCGCCGGACTGGGAGCACGTCACCATTCCCGAGGACAAGCAAGCGCCGGTGCACGAGGTGTACGGTCAGTTCCTGCCTGACCAGGCCTACTACGCCTGCCCGCACTGCGGCCAGATCTGGACCGACGATGAGCGCATTGCGAACCTCCGGCGCGCCGAGCGCGATGGCGGCGGATGGGCGGCGACGGCGGATAGTCCGATTCCGGGCTACTACCTCAACGAGCTGCTGAGCACCTTCGACGGCTCGCGCGTGCCGGTGCTGGCTCGCAAGTACCTCGAGGCCAAAGCCGAGCTCGACAAGGGCGATCCGACGGACATGATCGCGTTCTGGAACAGCACGCTGGGCCGGACCTGGGAGTACCGCGGCGAGCTGCCGGAAGAGGACACGCTGCGCGAGCGCGCCGAACAGTACGCGGAGTGGAGCTGTCCGGTCGGCGGCCTGGTCGCTCTGATGTCCGTTGACGTCCAGCACGACCGACTGGCCGTGACCGTCTGGGTGTTCGGCCGCGGCGAGGAGATGTGGCTTGCCTTCTGGGGCGAGTTCTACGGCAAGACGGTCGTGGCCCACGCCGGTGCGTGGATCGAGCTCGAGCAGACCATGGGCCGCCAGATCAAGCACGCGACGGGCGCCGGCCTCGGCATCGCCGCATTGGCGATCGACTCGTCGGACGGACAGACCGCAGATGCGGTCTACGAGTTCGTCCGCAAGCACGATCGCCGTGATCGCCCCGTGTATGCGGTCAAGGGTGCGCCCGATGCGGTTGGTACCGTCGAGATCTGGACCCCGCCGAAGGCGATCGACCCGAACAACAAATCGACGAAAGCCTCTCGCGCTGGCGTGAAGTCCAACCAGGTCGGAACCGCGAAGGCGAAGGATCTGATCCTGGGCTGGTCGGAGCAGGCCGGGCGTGTGCGGCTCGAGGGCAACGGGCCCGCGCGCATGCACTGGTATGAGGGTGTGCGGGACGACTTCTACGGGCAGCTGCTCAGCGAGATCAAGATCCCGGGGCGTCGCAACAAGTTGCGGCGGGAGTGGAAGCCCAGGACGGATCGCCGCAATGAAGCACTCGATTGCACGGTCTATGCCCTGTGGCTCTCGAGGGCGCTGCGGCTGCACCTTCGCAAGAAGCAGCAATGGGACCTCGCCGAGGTGCGCGTGCGCCAGGCACCTCTGCTCTCGGATGATGACCTCGAGGGCGTGCAGACGTCTGCACCGCCGCCTCGGCCCGCTCCGGCCACAGAGTTCGAGCCTCCGGTGATGCCGGTCAGTGCGCCGGTGCCGCCGCCGGCGCCGGCTCCGAGCGCTGCAGCGCCCGCACCGCCGCGGCCGCCACCACCCATCGAGCGCAGCCCGCCGCGTCCGCCGGCGCGTGTTCCTCCCCCCAATCCTTTCGCCTCCGATGACTGGAGCAGCCGCCTATGACCCAACCGATTTTTCAGAAGGACCACCAGTCCGAAGCACAGGCCGACGATGCCGCGGTGCAGCTCGAGCACGACTTCATCGCCATCGTTCGCGAGGAGATTGGCATGCACGAGGCGCTCGCTGCGATCGTGGCCCAGGCGCTGGTGCGCGGGCTGCGTCGCCGCAACGGTGGACAAAGCATCTGGATTCCGGCACCCGACAAGTCGCAGCGCGATGCGGCGATCCGGCGTGAGTTTATGGGCGCGCGGAACCTGAAGGAGATCATGGCGAAGTACGGCATCAGCCGCTCGCGGGTCTACCAGATCGTTGGCATGCGTGAGCCCATCGAGGTTCGCATCGGCGTGTCGTCGCCGAAAAATCCAGTTCCCGGCCTTCAAACTGGACGCGTGGCGGAATAGGGTGGCGGGCATGACCATCGCAACCGACATGTTGGCCAAGTACCTGGCCGCCGAGACCGAGCTCCTCGAGGGCAAGAGCGTTGCCTTCGCTGGCCGGCAGTTGACCATGGAAAACCTCTCCGAGATCCGCGAAGGGCGCCAGGAATGGGAGCGCCGCGTGGCAGCCGAGAACGCTCCGACCGCCCCGCGGTTTGCGGGCCTGGGCTACAGCGTCGCTCGCTTCGATCAGGAGTAGCACCATGCGCGACACCTCGATGAGCATCTTCGACTTCTGGGTGTATCTCACCGACCCGGTCGAGCGACTGAGGCGGGCCCAGGGCAAGACCGCCTTGGCCCACTACGAAGCCGCGAAGCCGAGTCCGGTGCGCAAGCGACGAAGCGACAACCGCGCACCCAACGCGCTGGTGCAGCAGGGCGCAGCCGCCATTCGTGCGCAGTCTCGCTACCTCGAGCGCAATCACGACATCTTTCGGGGCGCGTTGCGTGTCCTGGTCAACAACACGATCGGTCCGACGGGCATCGGCGTGGAGCCGCAGCCGCGTCGCAAGGACGGCACGATCAATACCGCCTACGCGGAGGAGCTGAGCGCGGCGTACAAGCGGCATTGCCGTCGACCCGAGGTGACGCGTCGTCTGAGCGAATCGCTGTCGCAGCGCATGGTCGGGTACACATGGTTTCGGGACGGCGAGTGCTTCTCTCAACAGGTGTTCGGCGACGTCCCCTATCTCACGCACGGAAGCCCGGTACCGTTCTCGGTGGAGCTGTTCGAGCCCGACTTCGTGCCGCTGGACTACAACGATCCCGGCCGTCGCATCACGCAGGGCATCCAGACCAATGCATGGGGGCAGCCGGTGGCGTACAACGTGTACAAGAACGATCCGCGCGAAGGGGGGAGCTTGCTCACGCAGGCCGATCTGAAGAGCGTGCCGGCCGAGCGCGTCTGCCACGTTGCCACCTTCGATCGGCTTCACCAGTTGCGCGGCGTCTCAGAGGCGGCCAGTGTCCTGACGCGCGCGGAGGATCTCAAGGACTATGAGGAGTCCGAGCGCGTCGCGGCGAAAATCGCCGCGTCGCTGACGGCCTACGTGAAGCGGACCGCACCCGACGGCTATGACGGGGAGGGAGGCGCACGCGATAGCGACGGCAACCCCTTGCCGCGCGACATCCGGATGCAGCCCGGCATGATCATCGACAGCCTGCTGGTGGGCGAAGAGATCAGCCTGTTGGACAGTAAGCGGCCGAACCCGAACCTGGTGGCATGGCGCTCGGGGCAGTTGAAGGCCTTCGCCGCCGGGATCGGTGGCAGCTATTCGAGCATCAGCAGAAACTACGACGGCACCTACAGTTCGCAGCGCCAGGAACTGGTCGAGCAGTTCGTGCACTACGCCGTGCTCTCCGATGAATTCGTGGGCATGTATGTCCAGCCCAACTACGAGCGCTTCGTGGAGATCGCGCACCTGAGTGGCGTGGTACGCAAACCCATCGACCTCAAGCCCGGCACCGAAGCGGAAGCGCTCTATCTCGGCCAGTCGATGCCGTGGATCGATCCATTGAAGGAAGCACTGGCCTGGGAGAAGCGCACGCAGGCCGGGTTCGCGAGCGAAGCCCAGGCGATTCGCGCCGGCGGCAACAGCCCGCGTGATCTGCTCGAGCAGGTGTCGGAGTTTCGGGCCGAGTCCGATCGTCGTGGACTGGTCTTCACGAGCAATGCGCGCAACGTGGGTGGCGGTGCGCCGGGCATGCAGGAGCCGCAGAATAACCAGGACGATCTGCCGCGCCAGAACGCGTGATGAAGAAAGTCCACTTTCGCCCCTTAAAAGTGGATTGACAAATTTCGACACTGAGGGCTTTCTCCTCGAGGCCCTCAGTCCATGTCCAAGCCCAAGAATCCCTGGTTTGCATTTCACCGTCGCACCGCGCTAGCAGCTGCTGCCCTCGGTGTTGCCGCAGCCGCCGAGGTCTTCATCTACGGCGACATCGGCGAGAGCTGGTGGGAAGAGACGGTCAGCGCCTCGCAGTTCGTGACCGAGCTCGGCGAGCTCGACGTGGACGACATCACCGTGCGCATCAACAGCTTGGGCGGCAGCGTCCCGGACGGCCTGGCGATCTACAACGCGATGCGTCGTCACCGCGCCAACATCACCGTCGAGATCGACGGCATGGCGCTGTCGATCGCCAGCCTGATCGCCATGGGCGGCGACACCGTGCGCATGGCGAGCAACGCCGTGATGATGATCCACGCGCCCTGGACCTACGCCGGCGGCAACAGCGTCGAGCTGCGCGAGAAGGCCGACGAGCTCGACATTTGGGCCTCGGCCATGTCCACCAGCTACGCATCGCGCAGCGGCGACAAGGCCGCGATCGCCGGCTTCCTCACCGATGGCAAAGACCACTTCTTCACGGCCGCGCAGGCGCTCGAGCTGAAGCTGATCGACGCCATCGCCGACGAGAACGTCGGCGCTGCGGTGACGGCCGCCGGCACCTTCCCCCTGAACCGATACCGCTCGCTTCCTGCAACCCTGCAGGCAGCGGGCTCCCCCGCGGCTGCTGCCGCTTCTTCCGCTGATGAGGATCCCATGAAACTCCGTACTTTCCTGCTGCTGAACGCCATCGGTGCGTCCGGCGCTGCGGCGGCCGGTGGCGGAAGCGCCGCCGCTCCCGCGCCGGCACCGGTTGCTGCGCCTGTCGCCGCTCCCGCAGCTGCACCCGACGCCGCTGCCATCCTGGCCGCCGACAAGCAGCGCCGCGAGGGCATCCGTGCCATGTTCGCCAACCACCTGAGCGTCGACGGTGTCCGCGCGCTGCAGGCCTCGTGCGAAGACGATCACGCTGTCACACTCGAGGCCGCGGGCACCCGGCTGCTCGCGCACATCGGCCGCGGCATGTCGCCCGTCGCCGGCGGGCGCGTGCTGACCATCGAGGACGAGCGCGACAAGTTCCGCTCCGCCGTGACGCAGGCTCTGCTGGCCCGCGCGAGCGTTGCGATCGACAAGACAGGTCCCGTGCGCGCGGACGGCTCCAACCCGTACCGCGGCCGGCGCCTGCTGGCGATCGCCGAGACCTGCCTCATCCAGGCGGGCCGGCGCGTTGACGGCATGGACCCGCGCGAGATCGTCGCCGCGGCGTTCACGCAGTCGACCAGCGACTTTCCGATCCTGCTCGAGAACGTCATGCACAAGACGCTGCTTTCGGCCTATGCGCTGCAGCCGGACACTTGGACGCGCTTCTGCGCTCGCGGCTCGGTCAGCGACTTCCGTCCGCACAAGCGCTATCGCACCGGCAGCCTAGGCAACCTCGATGCCAAGAACGAGCTGGGCGAATACAAGAACAAGACCATCCCGGACGGCGAGCGCGCCTCCATCGCCGCCGGCACCAAGGGCAACATCATCAACATCAGCCGCGAGACGATCATCAACGATGACCTGAGCGCGTTCACCGGTCTGTCGCTGGACATTGGGCGCGCGGCCAAGCGCACGGTGGAAGCCGATGTCTATGCCACCCTCGCCCTCAACGCAGGCCTGGGCCCGCTGCTGGAGGATGGGAAGACGCTGTTCCACGCGGACCATGGAAACATCGCTGCGGCGCCCGGCGCGCCGAGCGTCTCGACTTTCGAAGCAGCACGCGTACAGCTCGCCTCGCAGAAGGACGTCTCGGGCAACGACTTCCTCGATCTCACGCCCGACGTCTGGCTGGGCCCGGCGGGCATCAGCGGTCAGGCGAAGGTGGTGATCAACAGCACCTACGACCCCGACGCCAACAACAAGCTCCAGCGCGCGAACGTGGCCGCGAGCATGGTCCGCGACATCGTCGACACGCCGCGGCTGGCCGGCACCGCCTGGTACATGTTCGCTGATCCGAACATCGCGCGCGTCCTCGAAGTCGCGTTCCTGGACGGCAATGACGTGCCGTACCTCGAGCTGGAGACCGCCTTCAACACCGACGGCGCGCGCTGGAAGGTGCGGCTGGACTACGGCGTGGCCGGCATCGACTACCGCGGCGCGGTCCGCAACGCCGGCTGATCGCCGAGCGTCATCTATCCGTTCGAAAGGAACCTTCATGACCACCACCTATGTCCAGCCGGGGCATGTCCTCGACTACACGAACAACTCGGGCGCCAAGATCCCGAGCAGCGCCGTCGTTCGGATCGGCCAGATCATCGGCGTCGCGCTGACCGAGATCGCCGTCGGCGCGACCGGCTCCGTAGCCATCGACGGCGTGCACCGCCTGCCCAAGGTCGCGGGCGCCGTGATCGCACAGGGCGAGTCCCTCGTCTGGGATGCGTCGGCCGGCGCCTTCGACGACAACCTGGCCGTCGCCGCCGCCGGCGACGTCTCGGGTGCGGCCGCGGTGGCGTTCGCCGGCGCCGGCAACGGTGCCACCACGCTGCTCGTTCGTCTGACCGGCGTGCCGGGGACGCTCGCGGCCTGATCGGGGATCTCGTGCCCGTCAACTTCGCCGCCCTCGAGTCGCGCCTCAACGCGAAGGTGATGCGCCGCATGGCGAATCGCCGCGTGGTGGTGTCGGCGCCGGTGGCGGCGGAGTTCGACGGAATCTACGAGGCCGCGGGCGTCGATGCCCTGGACGGCCTGGCCGAGGCTATCGAGCCGCGGCTGACGGTTTCGCTGGCCGACTCCCAGAAGCTGCGGCAGAACACGGCCGTGGTGCTGGTGAATCCCGTCACGGCCGCCTCGGAAGAGTTCCTCGTGGGCCGCGGCGACCCGGATGGCGCGGGATTCATCGTGTACGCACTTCGGAAGGCCTGAGCATGGTGCACGCGCAGCAGTTGATCCTCGAGGCCTATCGCGACGCGCTCCTCGCAGCCAGCACGGCGGCCGGCGCGCGTGTGTTTCTCGACCGGGTGGATCCGCTGGAAGCGGAGGATCTGCCGGCGATCTTGATCGAGGAAGACCAGGAAGGCGAGCGATCCGACCCGCAGACCGTCAACGGCATGCAAACGCGCGTGCTGTCGGTGCTGGTGACGGCCGTGCTGGCGCACGGCGAAGGGTACGGAGCGCAGGCCCGCGCCCTCGGACTGGAGATCGAGCGCGTACTTGGCGCTTCCACCTTCGCGGCGCCGAAGCCCGGGCGTACTGCCCTCACTCGCTCGCGCATCCGCTTCAGCGGGGAGGGTGATCGCGTGCTGGCCGCGCGCGAGCAGGCCTGGCAGACCCAGTATTTCACCCGGCGCGGCGCGCCGGACCAACCCCTTTAGCAGGAGCATTCCATGTCCGATGTACAGATCTGGTCCGAAGTCGCCGTTGACGTTCAGACCACCCTCGCTGCCCCGAAGAACATCACGGGCATCAGCAAAGCGAACCCTGCCGTAGTGACCCTCGCCGGCCATGGCTATGGCAACGGCAAGATCCTGCTGTTGCGCGTGAAGGGCATGGGCCAGTTGGACTGGCTGGTGGTGCGCGTCGCCAACACGGCCGAGGACAACTTCGCGCTCGAGGGCGTCGATCTGACCGACGCCGAGGAGATTTTCGTTTCGGGTAGCGCGCAGGAGGTCACCTTCGGCGCCAGCGCCGAGACCTTCACTGACGTGACCCCCAGCGGCGGTGAGGCCGAGAAGGTGGCCGTGCGCACCATCCACCGTCGCAAGGACTACAACCTGCCGGGCAACGTGGGTCCGCTGACCTATGGCTTCGGTTCGCTCTGGGATGTGGCAGACCCCGCCCTGATCGAGTTGTCGAAGGCCTCGCGCAAGCGCGAGGTGCGCGCGATCCGCTTCCGCTTTCTGGATGGCGCCACGGTGCTGTTCGCAGGCATGCCGTCGACGACGCTGGCGCCAGGCGGGTCCGCCGGCGCGGCCGTAACCACGCCCGTGAGCATCGATGTGCGCGGCGAGCTGCAGGCCTATCCGGGCGAGGCCTGATCCATGGTGCTCACCCCTGAAACGATCCAGCGCCGGAAAGTGCCGCGCGAGGAAGTCCTCGTCGAGGACCTCGGCGGCAACGTGATCGTGCGCGGCCTCCTGCTCACCGAGCGCCTGCGCCACGACAACCTCAACGAGCAGGGCAAGGTTCCGCGTGATGGCGAAACCGAGCAGGAGGCGCGCGCGCGAGCGGGCGCGGCCGTCTTGCCGCGCACGTTGCACTGCTGCGTGATCGATGCCGAGGGCAACCCTCTGCTTACCGCGATCGAGTGGGACGAGTTCGGCGGCATGAACGGCACCGAAGCCTTCCGGCTTTTCAACATCGCCATGCGGCTCTCGGGCCAGCGCGTCGAGGACGTCGAAAAAAACTGATCGCCCAGCCCGCGCGCCGCTTCGCCCTTCTTCTCGCGCGGGACCTGGGCTACCTCTCGGTGGAAGAGATGGGCGAGCGAATGAGCGGATGGGAATTCTCGGAATGGCAGCTCTTGTACGACCGCGAGCAACTTCACCCGGCGCAGATCCGCGCCAGGCATGCGCAGCTGCTGGCCGCCCTGATGCAAGGGCAGACCACCCGCAGGGACGGACAAGCATGGAGTGCGAAGCACTTCATGCCCGCCGATCCCTGGACCTCCGCACCCTCGCCGGCACCGTCTCGCAGGCTCAACGTAGTCCAGCAGGTGCGCGAGCTCAACGCACGTCGTCGTAGGAAGTAGCGTGGCAACGAGAGCCGAGATCATTCTTGCAGGCAAGGACGCGACGCAGGCGATGTTCGCGTCCGTCAGTCGGTCCGTGGACGGTCTGACGGAGCGATTCGGAAGGGTCAAGACCGGCGCCGTCAGCTTGGGCGCTGCGATTACGGCGGGCGTAGCGGTGCTGGGCGCCAAGTCGTCGATCGACATGCTCGATCAGCTGGACGACCTGCAGGAGAAGACCGGCATCTCGGTGGAGAAGCTCAGCGAACTGCGCTACGCCGGCGAATCGGTCGGCACGCCGCTCGAGGCCCTGGCTGGCGGCGTCGGTCGGCTCAGCAAGCAGATCGCGGAGGCCGCAGGCGGCAACAAGCAGGCCGCCGAGACCTTCCGGACCTTGGGCATCGAGGTCAAGAACGCCGACGGCACCGTGCGCAGCAGCGAGGAGGTGCTCGGCGAGCTGGCCGACCGCTTCGCCAGCTACAAGGACGGCACCCTCAAGGCGGCGCTTGCACAGGAGATATTCGGCAAGAGCGGTGCGGAGATGATCCCGCTGCTCAACCAGGGGCGCGAAGGCATCGAGAAGCTGCGCCTCGAGGCTGAGCAGCTCGGCGCCATCTACGGCGGCTCGCTGGCGAAGGACGCGGCCGATTTCAACGACAACCTCACGAAGCTGCGGATCTCCGGCGAGGCTGCATCGGTTGCGTTGGGCGGACCCTTCTTGAAGTCGCTGGTGTCGATCACCAATCAGATGCTCGAAGCCAAGAAAGAGGGCAGTCTGCTCAACGCGCTTCTGGTCACGATCGGCGGCGGCTTTGCCCGCACGCTGGGCATGGACGAGATCGGCGATGCGCAAAAGCGTGCGCAGACAGCCATGGGCGAGATGGCCCGCCTGCGCCGGCAGATGGATGGCGTCGAGCTCACGCTGCAGCGGGACCCGGGCAACGAGATGGCGCAGCGACGGATGGCCACCTACCGCGGCCAGCTCGAGGAGCAGCAGCGCGTGGCGAACGCGGCCAGCGAAGAGCTCAAGCGCCTCGCGGACAAGGCTGACCCCATGGGGAGCGCGCAGCGGCGCAAGGAAGACCGTGGCTGGAAGCCGGAATCGCCCGACACGCGCACCGAGGCGCCGGTCATCGCTTCGCCCGACAAGTCCTCGAAGGGAAGGGACGAGGAAGCGAAGGCCAAGCAGTACATCGAAAGCCTCGCCAAACAGATCGAGAAGGTGAAGGAGCTCAGCCAGGTCGAGGTCACCTTGGCCGAGATCCAACGCATCCGCGCCAACGGCGGCCTTGTGTCCGAAGACCAGAAGCAGGCCATGTTGAAGACCGCGGCGGAAATCGACGTGCTGAAGGAGCGCGCCGAGGCTCAAAAGACGGCGACGAAAGACCAGGAAGAGGCGCAACGTCGCCTGTTCGCGGTGCAGGATGAAGCCCGACGCGTCTTCGAGTCGTCGCGAACCCCCCTCGAGGCCTACAACGCCGAGCTGGCTCGGCTTGCCGGGATATCGGCCGAGCTCGAGCGCCTCGGGCCCGGGACGACCGCAAGGGCGGTGCAAAAGGCCACGGACGAGTACGACGAGGCGAAGAAGCGTATCGCCGACCTCAACAACACCACGGACGAGTTTGCGAAGCGCGGCGCCGCGAACATCCAGGACTCTCTCGGCCAGGGTCTGGTGAACGTGCTCGACGGCAATTTCAAGACGATCGGCACCAACTTCGGTCAGTTGCTCAAGCGGATGATCGCCGAAGCGGCTGCGGCGAAGCTCTCACGCGCGATGTTCGGCGACCTGGTGCAAGGTGGTGAGGGCTCGGGGTTGTTCGGTGGGCTCCTGCGCAGCTTCGGCGGCGCGTTGGGATTGACCGGTGGAGGTGGCGGGTACACGTCCTCGCAGATGACTGCGTTGGATGGCTTGGTGAACATCGTCGGTGCTCGAGCAAGTGGTGGGCCCGTCAATTCCGGCGACACCTATCTCGTCGGCGAGAAGGGACCCGAGCTCTTCACGCCGGACGTGAGCGGGTCGATCGTTCCCAATGACGCCTTGGGCGCGCAGGTCTCGCAATCCGTCGTTGTCTCGCCGACATGGCAGGTGGCGATCGACAGCAGGTCCGATCGCGGCGCCATCATGGCCGACATGCAGTCGCTGGTGACACGAGGCAACCAGCAGATGCTCGAGTATCTGCAGCGTCTCAGGGTGGTGCCGGCGCAATGAGCATCATCCAAATTCCGTCCGACCTGGCGATCGTCCGCCAGGATTTCGGGATCCGCACGTTCGACCTGTCCTTCTCGAACGAGAACACTGGGGCAGTGCAGACGTCTGTATTCGGCCCGCCGCGCAGGACCTGCAGCTTGGTAGGCAATGAACGCGCGGAGCTCGAGTCGGGCGCCTCGTGGCGCGCACTGATCCATTCCCTCCGTGGGCGGGTCAACCAGCTCGCGGTCTACGACACCATCCAAACTCGGCCTCGAGGCACCGCGCGTGGCGCATGGGTCGCACAAGCCACGGCCGTCGCTGGGGCCGCGTCGATCGCGATCGATTTGGGCGAGAACCAGGCTGGCCGGACCTTGAGGCAGGGCGACTGGATCGGCGTCAACCAGCTGGCCAACTACCGTCAGCTGCTGCATGTGCAGGCGGATGCGACTGCAGATGGGAACGGCCGGATCAGTGTGAGCTTCGAACCAGTACTGCGAGTTGCCGTCGCCGCGGGCAGCGTCATCGTCTGGGATCGGCCGACCTGCCTCATGCGTCGAGTCAGCGGAGATTCCACCTGGGGTACGCATCCGGGCGAGCTGCAGGGCGGCTTCAGCCTGGACCTGATGGAGTCCTGGGAATGAGCCTGACGACCAACCCCGGCTTCGACCAGGCAG